CCGAGCGCTGCTCTCGGCGCTGGCCAGATTATATACGTCAGCAATGAATCAGGCGGCGCAACCCTTGCCGTCAGTGACGGCACGAATTGGCGTCGTACATCCGACAACGCCATCATATCGTAAGCACAAAGAGGAAAGTCTATGCCCATCACTCGCACAACCTATCCCGAGCGCATCCTCATCGTTCTCAATCCCGACGGCACTATGAAAGGCGCGCATCAGGAGGCCATCGAGACGATTGCGGATGGAGCCGACGTGTTGAGCGTCAAGCAGACCGCTGCCGCTCCGCTCGATGCCGCCACGCTTGCCGCAGTGCTGCCGGATCAGGGATCACTACTATCTCAGGTGCAAACCCTGACAGATGCACTCGCCACCATGACCACGGACCGCGACGCCGAGAAAACGGCCAAGGAATCGGCGCTATCCGGCAAGACCGCAGCCGAAACGCAGCGCGATTCGGAAGTGGCAGCAAAGACGGCGGCTCTCGATCAGGTCGCGGCGGTGACGACAGCCAACGCGGAGGCGGCAACCGCTGCCGCAGAGGCGCTGTCCGCAGCCCAAGCCGATCTGACGACGGCTCGTGCCGCAACGCAAGCCGCCGAGATGGAACGCGACGCCGCTCTGACCGCCAAGACCGCCCTAGAAGCACAGGTCGCAGCGCTCGAAGCGCAACTCAACCCTATCGATGTCAATGGATTCGCCGTCCTATCTGCGGTGCAAGTGCGGCTCGCGCTTCTGTCTGCCGGGATCACATTCGCGCACGTCGATGCGGCGATTGATTCGCTGCCGGCCGGTGTCGAGCGCGACACCGCGCGCACGTACTGGGAATACTCGGTCGAACTGCACCGCGAGCATCCTCTGATCGCCCAGTTTGCCGCAGCACTCGGCCTGACGGACGAACAGGTCGACACGATGTGGCGCGGGGCTGCGTAGCATGGCCGATCTGACCGGCAACGCACTCGACATTCTCGACGCCAAGCTGGCGCTCGAGGAAGAACTGATCGAACCGCTCGCCATCGCGCTCTCGACATATCTCTCGACATGGGAGAAAGGCGAGGGCGTGGTGCGCATGATCGACCACGTCGCGCATCGCGAGCAGATCGAAGCGGTGCTGGTGCGCCACTACGCGCGCGTTGTTTCGGTGCTGTCGGGCCGCGCGCCACAGGAGGGCGACCGGCTCGATGCCGTGGTGCTGTCACCGCTCCATGCCGAGCGACTGCGGGCGCGCGCCCGCAACCAGACCATGCACATGATCCGCGGCATGGATCGCGATCTCATGACCATCCTCATGAGCATGCCGGTGCCGACGATCGCCGACATGCACCGGCAGGAGGCCGGCAAATCCAGCACGGGCGGCCTCGAAACGAAGAAGGGCGGCGCTGGCTTCACCGTGCAGTACGTCGGCCGCTTCAAGGAAACCGCCAAGCAGGCGTGGGCGAAGCTCAAGAGCCGCATGCGGGCGATTGCAAACTTGGAAACCGAGTCGGTTGCCGAGGAACACCAGATCGAATGGGTCAAGCAGAAGCACGCCAACGCGCGCATCTGGAAAACCTGGAACTCGCTGATGGACGGCCGCGAGCGTCCCTCGCACCACGAGGCGCACGGCCAGGAGGTTCTGGTCGATCAGCCGTTCGAAGTCGGCGGTGCGCTGCTCAAACAGCCCGGTGATTCGAGCCTCGGCGCTCCGTTGGCCATGACAATCAATTGCAGATGCTATTGCACATACAGCCTCGTCGGCCCGAACAACGAACGCATCGACATCCCGTTGCAGACGCCCGCCCTGCCGGCCAAGCGCCGCTGGCGGCCCGGCGACCGACTCGGCGTCGAAACTCCGGTGCGGGCGACCGAATCCATCACCATGACCGGCCGCACCCGCGCCAATGTCGTGCTCGGCGATGGCCGCACGTTCGCGGTGATGCAGCAGGTGGCGCCCGATACCGTCGTGGTGCGCGTCGCCGGCCGCGACATCGCCCGCGCCACGTTCTCGAACGGCACCGTCACCAACATGACGACGGCGCAGGATGTCCAGCACCTCGATGTCGACGGCCTGATCCGTCGCAGCGTGACCGAAACCCAACGGCTGCTAACGCCGCGCCGGTAGAGTCCCCGTAAATTCCAATCTGCCCGCCGGCAGAACGCTCGTCTCGGCCCGGAGTGGTCAGGACACTTTCCCCCGTGCGCGCTCCGGCGGGTCCGCACCTTTCGAAGAGGGTTCGATAATGACGGTGATGGTCGAAAAAGGCGCTGCAATCGATCTCGAAGAGAAGGCGATCGCCGACGGCGACGACTCGATCATCATCTCGGGATACGCTTCGACCTTCGGCAACGTCGACCATGGCGGCGATGTCGTCGTCGCCGGCGCTTTCAAGAAGTCGCTCGACGTGATCGGCCTGCCGATGCTGCTCTGGCAGCACAAGATGGACGAACCGCCCATCGGTGTCGTGCAGGAAATGCGCGAGGATGCCAAGGGGCTCTGGTTCAAGGCGTCGATCCCCAAGGATCAGGGCGATCCGCTGCTCAACCGGATCGGTGCCGGCCTCAAGCGCCGCACCATCAAGTCGACCTCGATCGGCTACAAAACCGCAAAGTCCGAACGCCGCAAGAGCGACAACGTGCGCCTGCTGCGCGAACTCAAGCTGTACGAAATCTCCGTCGTCAATATGCCGATGAATCCGCTCGCCTCGATCGACACGGTCAAGGGCATGGTGACGTTCCAGGATCTTCCCGTGCTGCGCGAGGCCAAGGCGTGGGACGCCGACGCCGCGTTCCAGCGCATCACCGCCAAGTTCGGAACCGACGACGATGCGCGCCGCGCGTTCCTGTTCACCGATGGCGACGAAGCCAAGAGTTGGGACCGCCGCCTCCTGATCGCCGATGTCGGCGAGGACGGCGAGATGGTCGTCAATCCGGTCGCATGTTTCAAGGCTGTGGCAACGCTCGTCGACGAGCGCGCCAAGCTCGATCTTTCCGAGGACGTGAAGGAGGCCGTGTGCGTTCATCTCGAACGCTACTACGGCGCGCTCAACCTCGAATCGCCTTTCAAGTCGATGGCCTCGTCGGAGTTCGATGCCCTCACCGAGCGCGAGCGGGAAGCTCGCCTCACGGGGCTCGGCATGAGCAAGTCGCTCGCGAAGCGCATCGCGTCCGGTCGGTGGGATGCTGACCGTCAGCCGCGTCGGGAGGACGCGGCGAACAAGGGAGCCAACGAGCTCCTTGCAGCGCTGTCTTCCATCGGGAAGGCGGCAGAGTCCCTCATCACCAAAAGGACGTGACGCACATGACCACCGTGTTGGACAAGCCCGAGGCCAGCGAAGAGCTGAAGAAACTCGGCCTCGACGTGAAGAACGCGCTGACCTCGCTGCAGGACAGCGTCGAGACCAAGAACAAGGAGACGTTGAAGAACGTCGAGGTGTTCTTCCACAAGTTCGAAACCGAGAACCAGAAGCTGGTCAAGGACCACGCTCAGGCGCAGAAGAGCCTCGAGGAGTTCGCCGATCTCGTCAAGAAGTCGGAGATCGAACTCGCCTCGATCAAGAAGGATGCCGACGGCTACAAGTCGCGCGTCGACAAGCTCGAAACCCTGATCGCCACCGGCAACACCGGCAACAAGGATCAGGACGCCGTGCTCGCCCGCAAGTCGGCCGAGTACGAAAACTTCTTCAAGTTCTTCAAGGGCAAGTCTCAGGACTTCGGCTCGATCGACATGAAGACGCTGCGGTCCGACAGCGACACGCAGGGTGCCTATCTCGTTCCGCAGATCATGGACAACGAGATTCGCAAGTACATCACGGAAATGTCTCCGGTTCGCCTGTTCGCACGCGGTCGCGTCGCGCCGGGCAAGACGATGGACATCCCGATCCGCCTCGCGCTGCCGACCGCCTATTTCGAGGGCGAGAACGAGCAGGACGAGACCGGCAACAGCACCTACGGCTCCGAGACGATCACGCTCTATCGTCAGTCGATCACGGTGCCGGCCACGCACGACATGATGGTGTCGGCGGCGTTCGATCTCGAGCGTGAGATCAGCTCCGATGTCGGCGAAGCGCTCGGCCTCGGCGAAGGTCTCAACTTCGTGCGCGGCTCCGGCAACAAGGGCCCGCAGGGCTTCATGGTCGACAGCCGCATCGAGGTGGTCGATACCGCGTCCAGCGGTGCCGTCGCCTTCGACGATCTCGCCGAACTGTCCGGCAAGCTGAAGCGCGGCCAGATGCCGATGTGGTACTTCAACCGCCGCACGCTGTCGAAGCTGCTGCAGATCAAGTCCACCATCGGCGTGCCGGTATGGACTCCGGTGGCCGGCAACAACCCGGCGATGATCTGGGGCTACCCGTATTCGTCCGACATGATCCACATGGACGACGCCCAGGACGGCGCCGGCGCCAAGCCGATCATGTTCGCCGACATGCGCCGCCTCTACGAGATCTTCGACTTCACCGGCATCTCGGTCATTCGCGACGACGTCACGCTGAAGCGCAAGGCCATCACCGAGTGGACCTTCCGCCGCTACCTGACGGGCCGCGTGATCGTCCCCGAGGCCGGCAAGATCATGCGCGTCAAGGCGTAAGGCTGATGGCGGGACGGGGTAAGCCCGTCCCGCTCCTCTGATCCAGCAAAATCGAACACGGAGACATCAGCCATGAGCGCTGACTATGATCTGAAGCACAACGTCAAGATCGTGCCGGCCCTGGTGCCGGCGGTCTGGGCGGCCGACAACACGCCTGCGGCCATCGATACGCTCGGCTACCGCGGCGTCACCATCCTCACCCACGTCGGCATCGGCGGCATCACCTTCTCGACCACCAACAAGGTCGAGTTCACGCTGACGCACAGCGACGACGACAGCACCTATGCCGCTGTCGAGGAAGACGATCTGCTGATGCCTTACGGCGAGACCATGGGCACGGGCGGCATCATCCGCTCGCTCATCGCCGAAAAGGCCGCTGCCGATACCGAGGTTCACGCCGTCGGCTACCGCGGCAAGAAGCGCTACCTGAAGCTGCTCGCCAATTTCGGCGGCACGCACGGCACCGGCACGCCGATGTCGGCGGCGGTGATCCTGTCGAAGCCGGACTCGCGTCCGGTCGGACAGACCAACTTCGTGCAGACCTTGAGCAAGGTGGCGCAGTAAGCGCCGGCGGCTCGCCGCCCGACGACCGAGAATGACGGACGGGCCCGCTCGGGGCCCGTCCTGCAACCGCACAGAGGGGCACCATGCCGGAGCAGTTCTATTTCGTCGAAGCGCTCGAAGACGCCTGCTGGCGCAGCGAGCGGCAGATGGTGGTGGCGCTGGTCGACGCGCGCTGGCGGATCGATACCGGCCCCGTCGATGTACTGCCGAACGTGGTCTATTCGTTCGCGAACGAAGATGACGCGGCCTACATCCTGACGTGCCACGAGTCCGAACGCTTCGGCCCGCCGCGTGCCGTGCCGGTGTTCGTGACCAAGGGGCAGTTGGTGACGTTCTGGCGCGAAGCTGATGCAAACTTCTTCGTCGCCAAGGGCAAAGCGCGGCGCGTTTCCGACGCTGAAATCCAGGCGATGGTGGCGGCGGCTCAGAGTGCAGCCGGTGCTGCCGACCCTGTTCACGATCATGCGGCCGACGACGAACACGATGCGGCCCCGGCTGCGGCACCGGCATCGCCGGAGCACGTCGCCGTCAAGAAGGCGGCCCGCAAGCGCGGCTGATCGAGACACCACGACAGCGGGGATGAATCATGGCGCGTACCGGTGGCTATCGCGGCAAAGGGCAGTACGGCACCGCCGCTCATACCGGCGGCACGCTCGATCCGTCGATGCGTGCGCGCGGCGTGCCCGGCAGCGTCGCGCGCCAAGGCCCGCAAGCGGTGCTGGCATGGCGGCAGGCCAATGCTGCCGCACCTGCACCGGGTCGAAAGAGTGCCGCAGACGCTGTGGCGGCGGTGGACGCTCTCATGAGCAAGCGCGCGGCCGAGATCAAGGTCGAAAATGCAGCAAGAAGGCAAGCGGCAACCCAGCCCGCCACATCGCCGAAAGCGGAACCCGTAGCTGCCCCGATGAACTCGGCCGAGGACCGCTACATCAACCGCGCCCGTGCGACCAGCGATCCGCGCTCGGATGCCGAGCTTCGCGCCGCCTATCATCGCAACATGGCGGCGCTGAAAGACCGACAGGCGAAGTCGGCTGCGGCGAAAGCCGATGTCGCCCATCTCGACAGTCGCATCGAAAATGCTCGCGCAAGTCTGTCTATAGGCAAGCCGACAGATGCCGACGTCAGCCGCACGAACGCCCTCATCTCCGATCTTGAAAAGCAAAAGGCGCCCGCTGTTGCGCCGACCGCCAAGTCTGCAAAGCCGGTCTCTGCCAAGCCGTCCACGTCCGCCGATGTGCTCAGGGGCTTGAGCAAAGCACAGGTGCGAGATGTTGCCAATCGTCTCGGCGTCGCGACCAGCCGCGCAATGTCATCTGCGCAATTGCGAGCTGAAATCGAATCCGTAGTGCAGTCGCGTGTGTACCAGGCTGCCAAAATGGTCACGGTACAAGCGTCTGGTATGGGGGCTCTCGGAGGCGATGTCGCTGTCGCAGAATCGGCAGTGTCAGCCGCAGCGAAAGAGGCTCGAACCAGAGCGGAACAAGATGTCAGAGCGGCTGTCACAGAGGCTTGGAAATCGTCTCCGGCTGCGCCGAAAGCCAAGACGCCCAGGAAGCCAGCGCCGTCGCAAATTGCAAACGCGCGGTATGGCTCCGATTTCATGGCTCCTGATCCGGCCCGCGCTGCCGCGCTCGAAGCATCGGCGCGGCAGCCGAGAGCACCAAGCGCTGCGCGACAGTCTGCCATTGCGAAATGGAACGAAACTTTCGGTGTCCCGCCGCCTAAGTCCATGCCCACCAAGAAGATGGTGTCGAAGGTCGACGGCCACTGGCGTCAGATAGCGAGCATGGAAAACAGGGGCAACCGTGGGTTGGCGCGAAATCCAAGCGCTGACCGTCCCAATGTGGCACCAGAGCAAGTGCGAGCACAGGTGCTGGCGTCGCGGGGCAACCCGACTCAGCAGACGAACCGCGCGCTCGTTCCGGTTCCCACTGCTGTATCACCATCGCCGCAGCCCGGGCCGCAACCCGGCATGCTGGCGCGCGCCGGCGACATGTACGCCAAGGCCGCGCCTTACATCGGTCTCGCCGGCCTCGCATGGCAGGCCATGGGTGCTTATAACCGCGCCCGCGATCCCGATGGCGTCGGCGGCAACAAGACCCGCCGCGAAGCGCTCTACGAAGCCGGAAAGGCCGTGGCTCCCGGTCTCGCCATGGCGGCGCTCGCCACCGTCTCGAAAACCGCCGGCAAGCTCATTCTGCCGGTGACCATGGCATGGTCGGCCGCTCAAGGCGCGCGCGAGGATCAGGGCAGCATGTTGCGCGGCGCGGTGCGCGGCGCGGTACGCGCGCTCGACCCGACTCAGATGTTCATGGATCGTGGTCTCGGCGAGCGCGCCGTCGATGCCACGCTCGGCTCGATGCCCAAGCCGCAAGCGCCGTCGCTGTGGAATCAGAAGCTGTCGCCGTGGCAGCAGGGCTCGGCATTCGGCCCGCCCATGCAGCACGGCCGCCTGACCGACGATCAGAAGCGCCAGTTCGCCGACGCCAATGCGTCGTTCGCCGTGCGGCAGGCGCAAGCCGCGACCGCGAAGGCCGAAGCCGCGAAAGAAAAGGGCGCGCGCGGTTGGGCCAATCCTGCCGTGCAGATGGCGGCCCAGCAGGCCCGCGGCGTCGAAAACGTCACCGATTGGGCGGCGCAAGGCCAGGACTTCATCGGCAAGCAGCATCTTGGGATGGGGTGACGCATGGCCAAAGGTCTCGCGCCGCATACCAGAGCCCGTGTGAGCAAGGCCGGCAAGGCGGCGCACCGCGCCGCGAAAACGACCGCCAAGGTCGCAGGCACGGCACTGCTGCCGGCGGCCCCGGCGGTGGTCAAGCTGGCGCGCGGCGAGATGAATGTCGCCGACACGGCGCGTCGGCACATGGCGGCACTGCGGGCGGGTGAAGCCGGATCGAAGGTCGGTGCGCTCCACGCGGTCGGCAAGGGGCTCGGAGTCGCCAGCACGTTCATTCTTCCCGCATTGGCCGCAGCGGCAGCGATCTCGACGGCGCGCGATGTCTACAAGCGATCCGGCCGTATCGACGAAGCCGCTGGCGAAGGCGCGTACTCCGGTGCCGACCTTCTGCTCGGAGGAGCCCTGAACGAATACGCACGAAGCCGTGAGGCCGGCGAGTCGCGTGTCGGTGCGGTCGCCAATGCTGCCCTCGAAGGCGTCAACAACCGATTCTTCTTCGGCCAGGGCGACGAAATTCTGCGCTTCGTGCAGAACCCCGGCGAGTTCGCGAAAATCTGGCCCAAGGCTCCAGACTGGCTGAAAGCGCGAGTCGCCGAGACCAACGCCGAGAATGCCAAGACGATGGCGGCGGTCGATCAGGCGCGCAATCACGCCACGCTCGGTTCGACGGCCGCAGCCGATCCGCTGACATCGGCGATCGTGCAGCAGGACCGCGCCGAGCGCGATGCGCTGCATGCCAATCCGGCGGCGGCGGCCGGACTCGCGGACCTCTCGGCCATGACGCGCAATCCGGGCGGCGCCGGCCGGCTCGACGGCAATCAGCAGCGCGCATTCATCAAGGCCAATGCCGGGTTCAAGGCCCGCCAGCAGGCGGCACAGCAGAAGCTGCCAGCGGGCCAGGCGGACCAGAAGCCGCGCGGCTTTGCTAATCCCGCGAACCAGAAGTCGGCGCAGACTGCCCGCGGCGTCGAGAATTTCAGCGACTGGGCCGACGACGCGACCATCAAGAGCGCCTGACCAACCGGAGAGCAATACGATGAAGAAGCTCGCATCCCGTCCGTCCACACCGCAGGCGCTGCCGCCCAACATCGCCACCGTCCTGCCGGTCGGCTACGTCGAATCACAGCACCAGATGACCGGCGAGCCCTACGTGCCCGGCGCAGTCCCGACCAAGCCGGCGCCCGGCGCTCCCGGTTCCGGTAGCTCGAGGTAACGCGCATGCCGTTCCTCGGGCCCTACATCGCCACGCCGCCGACCGTGACGCCGCGCTGGACTCGCACCAGCGCGGGCACGGCGCTGGCGATCGATCTCGATACCGTCAAAGACTTCGTCAACCGGCCGCGCGAAGACACGTTCTGGGACACCGAGATCACCTCGTTCATCAAGGTCGCGACCGCCGAGATCGAAAAGGAATGCTCGCTGGCGCTGACGGCCTGCACGTTCCGGGTGACGCTGCCGGCGTTCGAGGATCGCATCAAGCTGTCGAAGTACCGGCCGTTCCTCGACGTGACGGCAATCGACTACGTCGCCGCCGAGACCGGCGAAATCACCACCTGCCCGACCGACATCTATCATGCCCTGCCGATCGAGCAGGACTGCGGCATGGTGTTTTTGGGCGATGGCAAGGCGTGGCCCAATGCGGCGCGGCGCCACGATGCGGTGCGGATCACCGTGCGCGCCGGATTCGGCATCTCCGACGGCGAACTGACGGCCGGCTATCCGGAGCGGCCGAGCGAGATCGATCACGCTCTGCTGATGACCATTGCCGCGCTCGACATGGCGCGCGGCGATACACAGGCCGGCGCGTCATCGAACGTCACCGTGTACGCCATGAAGAACTCGCGCGGCGGCTCGATCATTCCGGGCGAGGCCAAGTCGCTGCTGCGCAATTACGTCTATCGCTGGGTGACGATCTGATGAACTACCGCCAGCTAAAGCAGGCGGCTTCTGATCCTAGCTAGGCGGCAACCCGCTGGCTTACCGGACCACCGCCCGCTCCGGGCGGAAAACCAAAGGCTCGATAATGGCGAAGCGCGGCATCATCTCGCCGAAAATCACCACCATCTCGGTGGTGCGACGGTCGCTGCTCGCGCCCGATCCCGGCAAGGCCGGCGCCCGCCACGGCTATACCACCGTGTTCACCACCCGCGCCGAGGTCAAATCACGCTCCGGATCGTCGGAGTGGGCGCAAGTCGACATCGACGGCAAGAAGGTCAGCGATACCTTCGTCATCCGCTACACCACGATCGCATTCGACGCGCGCGACCGGGTACGCGATGCCACCGGACACATCTGGCAAATCCTCGCTATCGAGCACGTCGATCTCGGCCGCCGCGAGATGAAGCTGCACTGCTCCAATCAGGGAGCAGAGGATGTGCTGGCGGCGCGCTGAACCGGCATCGCTGGCGCGGCAATCCGTCGCATTGCACTGCGGAGTCTTGCCGTCGCAGCGCGGCGCTGCTATCGCTGTTTCCAGGATGACGAATCGCGCGTCGGCCAAATCGGCCTGTTTCGCGTGGCGCACATCGTCTTCATTCTCACCATCATCCAGGAAAATTCGAAATGGCGGGCGGCTTCTCGGCAATCGGGGAGGCGAGAGCGTTTGCGTCTCTCGTTGGTCTCCCCGGTCGGTTTCGTGCTGGCTTGGCGGATGCTGCGGAGATGGCCGGTCAAATCCTGGTCAGGACGACTCAAGAAGGCATGGAGGGGGCTGGGGGCGGTCGCCTCTATCCGGGGCAGCGACGCCAGTCGTCGGCGCCGGGCGGCTATCCGGCGATCCAATCCTCGCAGCTCTACGGCTCGATCAACCACGAGGTATCGGCCAGTCAAATCCGGTTCGGCTCGACCGGCGCTTTCAACCGTGGCTTCGACTACGCCATCGGCCAGCACGAGGGCACCAGCAAGATGGCGCCGCGGCCGTACCTGAAATTGACGGTCGCCAAGAAGCAGGCCGAGATCGCCAACGTGCTCGGCGAGGGCGTGTGGCGGAAACTGATCGGCGGATGAGCACATGAAGCTGGCTCCTCTAACGGTCCACGCCGCGCTGCAGATGCCGAGATGGACCTCGCTGTTTTCCGATGCGATTGCCGTGTCGAGCATTGGCGTGGTTTCTGGCGGCACGGTCACGCTGACGTGCTCCGCCGCGCACGGCGTTGCGATCGGCAGCAACATCGCCGTGTCGATCACGGACGCCCTGGTGCCGAACCCGATCACCGCTGCAACGGTGCTCGCCGACGGCACCGTGTCGATCACCACGCAATACCCGCACAACCTGTCGGGCTCGCCCGATCCGACGCGGTTCCGGGCGTTCTCCGACGTGGCGCGGCTTTCGGGTTTTTCGTCGGCGCTCGCCAACGGCATCCGCGATCTGGTCTCGACTCCGACCGAGAGCACCGTGGTCTATCGCCCCGGTGGGACCATGACGGCCGGCGCCATCGCGCTCACCGGCAACGAAGTGCTGAACGAAAACCTCGAGTTCGAGGTCACCGGCTGGCATCGGGCCACGGCCGCGACATCGACCACGCTGACGTTCCCGGCGCCTGTCGGAGTGACGCGCTCCTATACGGTCACGGCACCGACCGTGGTGCGCAACATGCGCGTCTACGGCGCCATCGATGGCGAGGCGGCCGTCCGCCAATTGACCATCGATGGCGATCTGCTCGCCCTCGACAAGGGCCATCTGTTCGTGCTGCCGCATCCGGTCAAGTCGAAGGGCAAATTCAATCTGACCAGCGCGTCGGCCGGCAACGACTACCGCCAGGAAGTCAGCGACGGATTCACGCTGCTGGTGTTCCTGCCGTCGGCCAACGCCGCGGCCCACGTCGAAGCCATCGATCTCTGTCAGGGCGAAGTGTTCAAGGCGGTGATGCGCTCGTTCTTCGGGCTGCGCATTCTGCGGTCGGAAGTGTGCGCGCCCGGCGCCTACGTTGCGACGTTCCAATCGCACCAGGGCGGCATGCACAAGAACAATGCCGTCTATGCGCACGAGTACGTGTTCGACGCGCCGTTCCAGATCGCCAACGCCGATGCGCTCTCTCCGGTCGCATGGACGCTGCTCGACGACGCCGCGCTTGCTAACGGCACAGTGCCTGAATCGATCTATCCCGAAGGCTCAGGACCGTGGTCCGAGATCGACATCACGGGCATCATCCATACCGGGCATGCGTCACCGCTATCCGGCACCTACGACATGGAGACGGCATGAGCAGCAAGAGCCGATTCAAGGTGACGGCGGAATGCGCCATCGGCGGCAAAAAGCCGGACGAATGCTTCCTGCTCGCGGTCGCCGACGACGGCGTGACGCCGGTCGAAACCTACTGGCGCAAGCGCGTCGCCGATCGCGCGATTGCGCACGATCCGGTCGATGCCGCGCCACACCACGCCGACACCACCAAGGCCAAGGCCGCACGAGTCGCCAAGGCGTCCACCTCTGCAACTTCCGCCGCTGCTGACAAGGGGAACACCTGATGACGACGACGTCCGCCGCGATCCGCAACCCGCGGATCAGCCTCAATCTCGTGCAGCGCGATCAGATCGTATCGATCGAGGATCAGCGCGTCCTGATCGTCGGCCAGAAGCTGGCTGCGGGCTCTGCCGCGACCGGCCTGGTGGTGGACATCCCGCGCACCAACGCCGAGATCAACGCCCTGTTCGGGGCGCGCTCGCATCTGGCTCTGATGTGCCGCGCGTTCCGCAAGGTCAACCCCTGGACCAAGCTCGACGTGATCGCTCTGGCCGATGCGGTCGGCACGTCGGCATCGTCGAAGATCGTGCTGGCCGGCGACGCCACCGAAGACAAGACGATCTACGTCGATGTCGTGTCGAGCCGCAACCACTCCTACAAGATCGACGTCGAGACCGCCGACGACGAAGCCGCCGTCAACGCCAAGCTGCTGGCGCTGGTCAACGCCGACGCCAACGCGCCGTTCACCGCCGCGCTTTCGACCACCACCGGCACCGACGATACCATCACTTTCACCGCGTCGAACAAGGGCACGCTCGCCAACGGCTGGCTGCTCCGCGTCCGCGATGCGTTCAACCGCCCGGCTTCGGTCGCCGGCCTGACGCTGACGCTGACCGGCTGGGCCTCCGGCGCCACCGACCCGACGCTGACCTCGATCCTCGATCCGGCCGACAACATTCGCTACCAGACCATCGTCTGGCCGAGCACCTATGCGACCACCGTCGCGAAGTCCTGGATCAACGCCCGCTTCAACCTCGACAACGACATCAAGGACGGTGTCGTGGTGCAGTGGGTCCATGACAGCTTCGCCAACGTCAAATCGGCGGCGCTGGCCATGAACTCGCCGTCGTGGGTGATGCTGACCAACGAGCCGATGAGTGCCAGCCATTGGAAGGGCGCCTATCTGCCGGAAGCTCCCGACGTGCTGGCGTCGATCTTCGCCGGCATCCGCTCGCGCCGCTTCGAGGAAGGCATCTCGATCAGCGATCTGGTCGTCATCAACGAGGGCCGCGATCAGTTCGGCGGCAGGCACATCGCCGCCCTGCCGTACTTCAACACCCCGTTCGTCGATGTCGAGCAGCCGTTCCTTGGATCGGGCTACACCTACCCGGAACAGCTCGAGTTGGAAGCCGCCGGCGTTTCCGTGGTCGGCTCCAACATCCGCAACAACAGCGTCATCGCGTCCGTGATGGTGACCACCTACACCAACGACGCCGCCGGTAACGAAGACGATACGTGGCATTACCTCAACTGGCGCGACACGCACAGCGTGATCCGCGAGTTTTTTGTCAACAATTTGCGTGAGGACTTCGCCCAGCACCGTCTCACCACCGGCTCGGCGATCCCCAACATGGCGATTGCGGACGAGGCGACCATCCGCGCCGCGCTGCTCGGCTACTACAACATCCTCTCGGACGATGCGATCACGGTACGCGGTCGCGAGCAGCGGCAGTATTTCGAGGACAAACTCGACGTCGTGCTGAAGCCGAGCCTGCGTCGCGTCGAGATGTACGCCGACACGCCCATGGTCAGCCAGTTCGGCGAGGCGATCGGCACCATCAAGTTCCACTTCGACGCATGATCGTGATGCGGCAGTAGCCGGACTCTCAAAGGAAGGACTCAAGGACGATGGCGACTCTCGCGGAAAGCCTGACTCTCTCTGCACCCAAGGTGCAGATCAACGGTCAGACCATCAAGATCATTCCCGGCTCGGTCGAGCGCGACATTCCAGGCGAGCGCAAGGTGCGCGCCGTCTCGGCCGGCGGCAACGCGGTCGACATGGTCGTCGGGCAAAACGTCGAGGAATTGAAGGCTCAGGTGAAGTTCTCGCTGGCCCACACTGCCGAGAACGTCAACCTCGTCGAAAAGCTCGCCGACGATGCCAACCGCGGCATCCCGGCGACCATCAAGATCATCGAGCAGACCAAGAACCTGTCCTACGAGCAGATGTACATGACATCGAAGCCGACCGCCAAGTACGAGGCCGAAGGCTCGATCGATGTCGAGTTCGAAGGAAAGTACATGCCGTAACGAGGCAGGGCCGGTGGAGGCGCCGGCCCGCTCGTCACGGACGTTGCACACGACCATCTGAAACACGCACTGGGGGCACCATGCGCGGCGAAACCATCATCACGCTCGACGAACCGATCCGCTACAGCGAGAACGGCTCGTTCGCCGAGGCCAACATCATCACCGTGCGCGCGCCCGGACTCGGCAAGCGCCACGTCCATGCCACCATGCAGGCATGGGTGATGGAGGCGATCTCGAATCTGCAGAACAAGCGCGCCGATCTGATGAAGCAGGCCGAGGCGGAAGCCAAGGCCAAGAACCCGCTCAACGTCGACGATCCCGAGCCGAGCGACGGCAGCGGCGAGTCCGACAACGATCCGCTCGGCGTCTGGCAGATGATGAGCATGGGCCTCGGCCCGGAGCGGTTTCCGCGCTTCCAGGACTACATCATGCGCGAGTTGACCGGCACGCCGAAGCTCGCCAGCGTCGGCGACAACGGATCTCCGCTCACCGATGCGGTATGGGAATCGCTCGACGAGACCGGCGGCATGGATGCTGTCGGTCGCGTGCTCGGCACCTTCGCTGGTTTTTTTACGGGCGCGCCCAAGTCAAAGAAGCCGAGTGGGAACGTCACGTCTCCTTCCTCGCCTTCGCCAGTAATGGCGGGATCACGGTCGAATACGCGCGCGAACTCCCGTTCGCGGAACTGATGCGGCTGGTCGAAGACCTGCACGCCTACAACAAGGCGCTGAAGAAGTCGAAATGAACGGTCGGCGGTCCTAATTGGGGCCGCCGATTTTCGTTCCGCGGCCGAGAATCTTAGTTGTGACCCACCAGGATTGCGTGTCGCCGTCCGCGCGCACCAGAGTTGCCCCGCGCCGTAGCGACACGTCCTCTACGGTCAAGACAGTGCCGCCGTCGATCAATGTGCATTTACCGTCCATCGCCTGTTCGAACAGGTAGCGCGCGAACGCTTGCTGATCGCGGGCGTCGGCAAATTCGAGCATCCGCCCGTATTGCTCCCACGCGCATGCGTGGAGCATCGCAGCGGCACGAACCTTGTCACCTGGAAGATACGTCGTATCGGCGCGCGCGGGCACTGCAATCAGCAGTGCGGCGGCGGCGAGCGTAGCTATGCGCATGATTCGATCTCCGTGACCTGATGCAGGGGAACATACAATGTCGTTTTCCATCCAGTATATCTTCGACCTCGTCGACAAATTTACGCCGGGGGCGGCAGCGATCAGTGCAGCGGCGACCAACATGCGCGGCGCCATCGCTGGGGCGGGCGCGGCCATGGCATCGTTTGCGGCGCGCGCGACCATGTTCGCGGGAGTCGTCGGCGCCGGCATGACGCTGATGCTGCTCAACTCGGCGCAAGCTGCGGCCAAGTTCGAAGACAAGATGGCTGAGGTGCGCAAGGTC